CCCAGTCCCCAACCCAGTCCCCAACCGCGGCCCCAACCAATGCACCAACTGCGGCCCCACCCGTTGAAGACCAGGTTCTTGGAATAAGCGGTTTGGTGTCGCTGGACACGAGTCCGGTGACATCTAACCGAGTAAAGTTATATATGTATAGGTTATCGTATTTTACGAATACCGAAGCAAAGGACGCAATAGAAGAAGCGTTCGGCGGTAGCCTACCGTCCCCAATAGGCCAATATCCCAAGTTCAACTCAACCTTGGGTAGGTTTGAAAGTATTCCAAATGCGGTGGTAAATACGCCCACCGTACCAAACTATGGAAATTTTGAGTTTGATACGGAGTTGGTGGAGGGGCTTACTGGTGTTTACTATTTGTTTCTAATGTATTCTTGCAATGGTGGTCCTAAAAAGAAGTATCCGCTCTATACCGATCGCGTAATTATCCCAGGTGTGAGTTATGATGACCCTGCTATATACTTTACAGAAATTCTGATAGACGGTACTGCCAACTTATCGATGTTTGAATGTATAAATTTCAATTTTGATTGTTTGGCTTTGCCGGGTAATTTTAAAGAAAATAACAAATATACACTTACCGTTCCCCCTAATTACACAAATGGCGCCGGGGGCATATACAATCCGTGTTCATTTAAACTGTTTCTAGAAAAGGAATCAATTGAACAGTCTCTGTTTTTTATGTTTTTGTTATCAATTTTTCTAGGCGCCATATCCTTCTTGGACAACACGGATAATGTAAATAAAATGTGTCCGACGTATTATGCAGACTGTGTGGCAGACACAGACTGTTTGCAAGAACTGGAATCACAAATGGCGAATAAGAATATTGGAATGCAGGTGGGCGTGGACTGGGGGAGTGATCCAACCAAGAGCGAATTGGAATCGGCAGACCCTGGTGCAACTTTTACAAAGTTTGGATACCTAAATGCCTGCGTCATGTATAAATATAGTAAAAATATGGCCAAAGTTATTGATAATAAAAATAACCGTTTCGTGGTGAAAAGCGACCAAACGTGCGACTTTATGAAAACATACTACGAACACTGCAAAGTAACAACTTCTGACAACGATGAACAACTAATGCAAACAATGTCACAAGATGAATATGACAAGTATGTTTTCAATAAATTGTTCTTAGAAAATTATACGGAATCATTATGTATGTTACAGAGAGTGGGATTTAAATTAGATTTTGATCTTAGTTCATTTATAAAAGAAAACCCAAATATATATCCCGACGGAACCACAATACCTCCCGAATTAAATGAAATATTTTACGGTCTAAACGCATACGAACAAATTAAAAACCAATGCACTACGAATCTTCCATAAACTCCATGCCGGATGCAAGCTGCTTTTCGACGCTTTCGTGCGTCGAACGAAACGGCTTTGCCGTTTCGACGCTTTCGATGTGGTTCTTAAATTCCACTTCCTTCTCAGTGAGAGCGTTAACCAACTGAGTCAGATTGGCGTTATCGAATACCCACCCGCTAATATTTTTATCCCAAGATCCGCCATTCTCCCTTAGAATGCTTCTGTAAAGATACGTATTTCCGATTACCTTAATATCGCCACCGTGGGGGAAAATTTCAAGAACCTTGTTGGACGGCTTCGCTTCGCCATGTTCACCTCGACCAAACTCCGTTCGGGCGCAAACTTCGTTGGTCGTGCGCTGTTCGGGCTGCGAGCGTTGATGTAGTTTCATATTTTCTAGAATAAGGCGGTTGTTCAGCTCGACAAGCCCTTGGAGTTTTTCATCAAGGGCATTGAATCTTTGTTTTACGTATTCGAAATCCATCGGCCTGTGCTTACTTTAAAATTGCGTCATTTCCTTATAACATTTTTTCTAACTTTGTTTTCGGTGGCATTGGTAAAGCTACGTGCCGTGCGTCCAGTAAAGCCGGTGCCGCCTTTGCCGAAGGGCCGAACATGGTTTTGCGCCGGTTTAAGTGGCTTTGCCGTTCCGGCTGGCGAAGCCTCTGCTGGCGAAGCCTCTGCTGGCGAAGCAAAGGATTCTACCGCTGTTAGATGTTCTTTGAAATGTACTTGTACAAAAGGTTCAATGTTGAGCAACTTGCGAAAAAATTTCTCAATATGATCTTTGTACTCTAGAGACTTGAACCAAATCTCAATGCGGTGTAGAATTCTTTTACTCGTAGGTATTGAACTATCTACAACCCTAATCCCTGTAATCTGATCCGAATGTTCAAAAAGTTCACCTATACAGTAAACAGAAAGAATTTCCCACATTTTATCTATATCCTCCGTATTTTTAAAATTACGCAATGCGAATTCACCCCCATTACTGTTATATACATGCTCCCATTTGGGATCAATACCTTGCCTAAAAAGACTAAGAGATGCGATTTCTCTATCTGGATTTTTCACCCTGGGCTTGTTTACCCCATTATAAAACACCTTGGTAGGACACGGATAATTGTTGTAATACCTCCAAAAGTCCTGAATGGTAGAAAATGAACCAATACAACAAGTATTCTTATCATAGTTATTGTGGGTATTTCTTTGATGTTCCCACAATGACCATGATGTGTTAAGAGATTTTGGAATGTTTACGTCGACAGCCATAGTGTCCATATAGAATAAGGTACTCAATTATTTTTCATACGTATGAACGAGCATTTTTTTGGAATAAATATTTGGTAACTAGACAGCCATACGGACACCGTGAGAATAATGATTACGAATGAACTAAGGTCGGACATTTTGTATACAGTCTCGACGTTATGTGTGCATAGGTATATGATACTTAAAATAGCTGGGAATAATGCGCTTTTTACAATTGAAATTTCGTGATAAAACCTTTTTTCAAGTAATCTGTAGAAGAAGAATAACACGATTACGGGCAATATATGTACCATAAAATCCCCAACAATATGTTTTTGCAACTCCTGTTTACTGTTTCGCGTGGCTTCGCCAGAGCGCAAATTATCATTATAAATCGTGCTAAACACTAGGCTTCCGACAACACCCACCGAAGTCATGAGACAGGCTATTCCTATCCAAAACCATAAAGGTAATTTTCCAGGGAAGCATAAGCAAAATAGTATGGTGCATGTGAAAATGATATCTGTCCATGCAGTAAAGTAATCTAAAAAAAAACCCATTATTTTTATTATAAATTATATATTTTGTACAAATAAAATAAAAATAACTACTAATAATAATGAAAAGTAAAGACGGGACAATAGCGGGAATTGTAATTCTTGTCATTTTTTTATTGTGTATATTTAGTGTTTCAATATGGGGTTCTTGTGGAACTGACCCAAACGCCGTAAACTTCCGTAATACCGTCATCGACAATTTCGCAATAGCCAAACAAAAGATTGAAACGTTTGCTAACGCCGAAACAGTAATTGTACCACCAGACAACCCTTTACAACAAGAAGTAAAATTCAAGAAAATAGGCAATGGCGTAGCAATTGATATAAAAGCAGTTGGGCAATATAAAGGGAATTTTACGAGCAATATAATCCCAATTTTTTATCCCGAAAGGGACCGCGACGGTCAATATGCCAAATGCATAACGCAAGATGATTGCCCGTCGGGTATATGTTCAGATGCGCTATCAACCACAGGTGGGTCGAAATATTGTTTGAATTTGGCGAGTAAGAAAGTTAGCGAGTTTAGATCATCATTTGGGTTTATACCCCCATCATTCGCATTTTACCCATACGGAAAAGCAAATACCAATTATAAATATTACAACACAGGGGATAAGAATGACCCAGAGAACTTAAATGTAAAGGGCAATAATATATGTATGAGGGCCTGTTCGGATACTAATTGCGCAGCGGTCCAAATAGGTGTACCTGAAAATTGCGCAATGAAGAAATCAGAAACATTGCCCAATAGTCATAGTTGCGGACCATTATCCGAAGCAAGTTGCACACTGTTCTACAACACAATCGAGGAGTCAGACGATGCATATTACACACTGTACAACAAAAATCTTTCCACTGGCAGATCGGATTATCTCGGCGAGAAATACTACTTACTCGGCGAAACGCCCGAACTAACGCCGTCAGCAGGGTATTCACCAAACGGGGAAAATACACCTGTGAAATGGTGCCCTTCTTATATGCCCCCACCAAAACATTATAACCAAGAAGCGGTAAATCAAAATGTATTTAATAGAGCTGAAGGTGCGGATGCCTGCGGTTGTGGTGGGATAATGGATAGTGGCAGTCAGTGTACAGATACAAATTGTTGCAAGTATAGACCACTTCTTACAACCAATGGTACGCAGGCCGCGAGACCGTACTACAATATACCAATCAATTTTTTACAAAAAAAAGCGTGTGCAGCAATTCAAACTTCAACTGGGGAATGTTGCGGTGTTTGTTATGACGACGAGGGGCGTATGAAATATATTTCATGCGAAGGTAAATTAAAGGGTGTTGCTGGCGGTTCGACGACTACGTGGGACACAGCTAATATCGGCCCTAATGGAAAACCTGAAAGCAGTATGTGCGAAGAGAAAGATAAAGGTGAGAAAGATTCAAGTGATATAACGTGTTATGCTGACTATCTAGTCGACAGTGTAACATTAGGTAAGAAACAAGCAGCTTTAAAATTACAAGGATGCAATTGTACATTTAGGACTAGATCGTGCAACATAATAGGAATTCAACCCACTTGCCTTGATAAGGATGACACAAGTGTAGAACGAGGTTGTGTCGGAGACCCCCCCATTTTAATTACGGACAAAGTGAATATTACAAAAGATGCAACTGGAAAAATTATTGACAATGGAATAACCTCATGCGATGACATGAAGGTGGTGCCAAGGTCTTTCAGATGCGAATATGATGATGTAGGAAAATTATGCACAGGGTTTGCGTATGGCTGCGGACCTGAAAGTGGAAGTCTGTGGGTTCGCGATGAGTCTTAATGTACGGGCGAAGCCACGGGCTGCAAGCGTCGGCTTACTGTATCATAGCTTCCGAAAACTTTGTTATGACTCTTTTCGGTATTCTTTCGTCAATTAACTTTCTGTGTTTCTGCTCCTCCTGCGACAATTGTTCAATCGGTTTTGATAGTAAATTTGAATACCCGGTAATTATCTTATTCCATCGTTCCTTAGCTTCCTCTATTGAAACACTTTGACCTACCTTTGCATGCCACTTATTAAACATGGAGTCTGCGAAGTTGGCGTCAACCTTTTCTGTTTTAACATTGCTAAATAATCCTATGTTTTTTATATTCGCAAACTTATCCTTACACGCCGTACCAATGACAATTCCAAAAATAACTAGGATAGTTATTGTTATAGCAATGGCTATAGGTACAGTATTGTCATGTTTTTTCATTTTTTGTTTACTTATAAATAAAGAAAATAATAACAAGAATAATAATTGTCCCAAAAACTATACCACCAGCACATACCCCACCAAGACCCCATGCACTGAGAATCGTGTTGTATTCAGGAGGCATAGTAGCCGGTCCCACAGTTACAACTGGGGGAGTGGTTGGGTCATCGCACGTACTACCTACCGTTACGGAGCTTTGCGTCATACAAATCGTCGCACCGTTTGTATAAAAACAGTCTTTTGAGTCACAAGCACACTTGTAGCTACCTTCAGTACACACAAGCTTCCCAGCTGGACATTTCACCGCAACACCCCATTCATTACATGTTGGCGGCTTAGGCGATTGCGTAGGCGATTGAGTAGACATTCTATATATATTTTAGAATTTTTTTTTAAAATAAAAAAAATGCGACGAATTGATCTACGCGATCGAAGTGGCTTCGCAAACCATAAATGAACCAATTGTGGAAACAACCATTGTTACGAACAACCAAATAAAAATAACCAGGAACAGTGTATTTAAAACGTTCATATGGCTTCGCCTATTAAATATATATATGTATATATATATATATATTAAATAGGCGAAGCCATGATTGATATACGCGATCTCCGGGACTTTCCAGAATACATCCCAATTATTGAGGGCGTAGCCCGCAAAGAATTTGGCGAATTTCCAGCAGCCGATCCGATTAAAACGTTCATTGCGCTAGTAGACGGTGAATTTGCAGGAGCCGGATCGCTCTCGAAAGGTGACCTGAAATACGGAATGCATAGTGAAAAAAATCCATGGATTGCGGATTTCTTTGTAATGGAGAAGTATCGGGGGCAGGGAGTGGCGAGAGTCTTGGCCAGCTCCATATTGGAGCTCGGACTGCGAGAGTATCCGGAAATATACGTGTGGACGAAGAATAGAGACTTGGCGATAGAATTTGGAAAGTATACTGAATATTTAGGGAACAGAGAATACTATGAGAATATCATATACATATATGTTATACGGCCACACAACTATAAATAGCGTCGAAGGTTACGGCTCCGCCGTATCGACGCTCTGCGTCGAAGGATCGACGCTCTGCGTCGAAGGATACGGCTTTGCCGTATACGGCTAAGCCGTATCTTCTACAATTTTGCACGACTCTGTTACGGCCTCCGTGACGGCTTCCGTTGCGGCGGCAGTCTTCTTTTTGATCTCTTCCGCGAAGGCGTCATTGATACCCTTAAGGAGGGCGTCGTATATGTTTCCTACAAACGTCATATCTGAAGGCGTGTACGCTCCCTTGGCGGAAGCGATTTCTATGCATTTCATAATCTTGGCAATTAGGTCAAGTTTAACAATGGCGGAAGTATCTAGTACCTTTAGTTTCTCTTCGTCAGTTAGTGTGTCCATTTTTTGTTAATATGGTCTTATATATTTTAAATTAAATAATTAACGCACTTCGTTATATTTAGCAATTAAAAAATATCCATAAAATAGTAAAATGGCGGACAATTTAAATATAAGCGTCCTTTGTGCTGCCAAGGAGGAATATACAAATCAGTTGAAACATTATTTAACGCCATTAATCCAAGAAGGATTTGTAAGTATTTATGACGACGCTCGGGAAAATGATGAGGAAAATGTGTTACGTCAATTTCAAATTTATCTTAAGCAAATTCCTCGTTGGAACCAAACCATATTGGAACAAGAAACAAAACGGATCAAAGATCGTTGCCCGTTTCTAATGGATTTAGTGACTGCAATATTTGTAAGCCATGTTAAAATATTAGCTTCTGTTCGGTTAGGGGGGAATCACGGAAATATCAAGATAAAAATCCCAACTTCCGATATATTTATACATAGCATATATGTAAATGCTGCGGAAAAAATATACTACGAACCGCAGCCATTCCGTGACCTCTGCTTCGCTAGAAAAAATGTAGAAATTGTGAAGGAAATCATTGACGAAACAGTTGAGGACACAATTTCTTCCATGATACCAATTCAAAGTATCCTACAAGAATATCTAAGCAGCGCATTCTCCGAACACACGAAACCCGACCCCCAGCCCGACCCTCCGCCCGAAGCACCCTACGAAAGACAAATTACAGGCACAGATATAGCAAACGAAGTTTGCGCCCGAACTACGTTCGGAAACGAAG